GAAGACATCAACCGACGTGATCGAGACTTGCGTGCAATCAAGGCTCACCATGAGCTCCAGACCTCGCGACGCGGAGGGGATCACAAGAGGACGAGGCTCGTCGACTCCTCCGCTCGCGTCTCTGATTTGTGCGGTCGTCGTCGCCTCAAGAAGAGCGTATCGCGTACCGACGCCTTCTGAATAGTTGGTCGATTGAAGGCGACCATTCGTCGCCGACCAAGAGCAGCCGACGTCTATTTGAACATGAGCTCCGCCGCTCGTGTTCAGCTCAAAAAGCGATGCGTTGATCGAGGCAGACGACGCCGCGCGATAGCGGATAAAGAGGACGACATAACGAGCCATCGGCGAGGAGAGCCAAGGGATCTCTAAAAGCTCCGATGATTCTGGAGCCTCTGCGTCTATCTCTATCGTGTCAGTGTTCGCATCGAGATCGGCGAAGTCTTTGGGGGCGAGTCGCGTGAAGTTCGCGTGGACACAGCGACGAGCCCGACCGAGCGCGAGGTGATTCGTGAGGTCGATCATCTGCGCGATCGTCCCACCGAAGACCGGCGAATCGACGTTGCACGCTCGCGTTGAAGGAGCGTTGATTTGATAGGCAGGGATCAGCGCCATTCACGGCCCCCATATCTGAACAGACCAGACCGGCGAGGCCGGTGCTACGTCTTCGGTTGGAGGTCGGTCGAGACCGTCTCGGATAAGATCGGTGTCCGCCTGGTCGCTGACAGTCTCGCGACGAAACGGCTCAAGCGCTGTCAGCTCTTCCCAAGCGGGAGTTACCGTCGCCGCCGCGATCGTCTTCCGTCGATCTCGCCACAAGATCAAGCGGTCGTCTCCGTTCCCGTGAGTCGCGGCGAATACATACGCGGTATATTCATGAGCTCTATCACGAGATCCTCCCCAAGCTCTGATCAGAGCGCGGAACTCGCGGAACATATCTGGGAGCATTGTCGCCGGAGCTTGCGGGGGGGTGACCCGCTGAAGACCAGACCAAGCGAAGAGCGGTCGAGGTCGCTTGGCGAGAGCGCCGAGAGTCAGGACGAGATTCTTTCCGCGCGCGCTGGCGAGGGGATAGTCGGCGCCGCTTCGATCCTCTCCGAGTGGCGTGATCTTGCGCGTCCCGAAGTGGTTTTGGGAGACCTGACCAGCGGCGAGCGGAGAGGTGAGCGGGAGCCAGTGAAGGGAAACGTATTCGATAATGGTTCCCGTCGATCCGCTGTGGATCGCCTTAGCTGTTATCTCCGCGTAGTCCTGCGACTGGGATCCAGTGGAGAGCGTCGCGCGATACCAAGTGGCGACGTTGCTCGTGATGTTGATCGTCGCGGTATTACTGTTCTCGTCCTCGGTGAAGACAATCGATCCCGTCCCGACGTTGTTGAGCTTCGCCTTCACCAGAATCACAAGCGTCTGATGAGCATCGCTAGGGACAGGAACGCGCCAGATACAGTTATAATCTGCGGGCGTTCCCGTGACGGAGAAGACCTCGCCCTGATAGCCCTGGCTCACAACCGGAGAGCAGCCTAAGTGGGCGTGAGTGAAATTGACAAGTTGAGTGAGCTTCTGAACCGTCTCCGACTCGATCACCTGACCAGAGACGACCGCGTCAGGAGAAGGGACAGCGCCCGCGCCGCTAGTTGGCAGAACGAATGTATTCGCCATGAGACCTCCAAAAGATGGACGCGCGTCTATCTTACTTGATCGTGCTCAATCGTGACAGATAGAGGAACACGCCGACGGATCCTAGTCGGATAGTTAAGGTCGAAGGAGTTCTCCATCAATCGCCCGATATATCGACCGCGCTCGTCTTGGATCGTGTAGAGCTCTCCATAATTGCCGACGACATAGGTTGAACCGAAGACCGACATGGGCGCCGCGTGTCGTCGAGAATCTCCCCACTCTCCATAGTATGTCAGCGCCTGCCCTGGTCCAGTGTAGGGAGCGAAGCGCTCGACGAAGTGTTGGTAAAGATCCCGCTCGTCCGCCGCTGCATCAACGAAGAAGGCGACTCGCGATCGCGTATAGGTTCCGAGCTTATTCGAGACCATTGATCCGCCGAGTCTCCGCCGCCTCGTCGCCATCGTCTCGACCGAGAGCTGGTGACGCTCGACGGGTCGCGTTGGGATCAAGACCGTCGCGCAAGGGTAGGTCGCTTTGAGGCGCTCATAGCTGGAGCCGATCGCCGTCGTCGAAGTCTCGGAGCCAGTGAAGCCGAGAAGGTTCCGAAGCGCTGTGGAGCTCCAAGTAAGATCAGTAACAGCGGTTGGATAAGAGACGACCGCGAAGCCCTCTTCGTCGATCAACCATCGCACCGATTCTAGAGCAGTCAGAGACATGATCGAAGTGTCTCGCGCGCTCAAATTATTCGCCGCGTTCGCTCCGTCTACATCGGCGGCGTTCGTAGCGCGGAGCGCGACGCGAAGGTCTTGATACTCTCCGTCGACTGTCACCGTAAAAGCGCTTCCTACGTTCGGAGTCAGCTCGAACGACCAAGGACCAGCGACTCTCCCCCTGATCCAGTTGTTTGGCATTGTCGCGATGTATTTTGTCCCGACCGCAACCGCGCTCACCGTCGTTGATCCTATCCCTAAATAATCGGTCCCGCTGTCGAGATCGATGTCGAACGGATCGCTTGACCTGATCGCGATCAGATCATCCTCATCGATTCTCACGTCCCAATCGCCAGCGGTCGGAGATCCCGCCGCCGTCGCATAATGCTCAACCGTGTCGGTGATCGTCTGGCTCGCGCTGTAGCCATTTAAGAAGTCGACCATATCGGCGTAAATCGTCTCTGCCATCGTTATATTGATGTTAGTGGTCGAGCGCTGATAAAGCGTCTCTCCAGAGAGGTCTCGAAGATCAACCGCTGTCATGAGTGCAAAACTTGGCGCGCTGTCGGTGCTTGGCATTATGCCCTCCTAAAACGGACCGCGCCGCGACGCGGAGTGTTGATAGCCTGGACGACGCGATCAGCGAAGGCCCGCTCCGCCGCCGCCTTAGTGTCGTATATCACCGCTTGCCCCATGTTGACGTTTATCGTCACGCCGCCGCGCTCTTCGTCCTCTCCTCGGTCGAAGTCTCGCATAGATTGAGCAGCGCCAGTGGGAGACGCTCCCCCTCCTCCGCCTCCGCTCGCGGAGAGAGCAGAACCAGCGGCGCCAGCGGCGACCGCTGCCGCGCCGAAGAAGGCCGCCGCTTGGAAGTGGCCAGAAGCGACCTTTTGTCCTCCTGGCGTAAAGAGCGCCGCTGTACCCTTAGCGGTCTGCATAATCGCTTCTACTCCTGCTTGGAGCGCGATCGCCTTGAGAGCTTCGCCAACGGCGACGGAGACGCTCTCTCCGCTTTGGAGTGCAGCGAGTGAGGCGAAGACCAGACCTTGTCCGAAGTTTTCTACCGCTGCGGTCACCTTGTCGAGAGGAGCATTGGCTAACATCTGGAGCGCCTCTGCCTCTTGCCTAGTCAACTCAATCGACCGTTGAAGAGCGTCGATCCGTTGCATCTCCGCCGCGCGCCGGTCGGCTTCCTGCTTTTGCTCAAGAGCCATGAGTTCGCGTTGCTGGTTGATCCTAGCCGTCGCCAGTTGGGTTTCATTCGTCGCCGCTCTTTGGGCGCTCTGAAAGCGAAGGTCTATCAATCGACGCTCTCGCTCAAAGCCGTCGGTTTGCATCATGATTAATGCGCGGCGGCGATTCTGTTCATCTGTGAAAGCTCTATCAGCCACCGCTTTCTCTGCGGCGGCTTCTTGTGCGCGCGCGGCTTCTCTTTGTGATCTAGCTGCTTTGAAGAGAGCGCGGCGCTTTGCATTAAAAGCTTCATCAGCTGCAAATAAAGCTTGATTGATCGCTTCTCCAGCTGCTCTAGCCTCTGCATATTGCGCATCTGTAAAAGCTGTATCACTGATCCCTTCTGCTGCTTCCGCTGATCTAGATTCTAATATGATCCTCTTTCTTTCTTCTAGTTCCTTACGAAGCCGAGCGATTCTTTGAGAGACCGATCTTTCTTCAGCGCTAAAAGCCTCATCTCTAAAGCGACTCGCCGCGAAAATCATCTTCTCGTTCGTGGCGATGATCTCTTGAGCCGCTTTCTGTTGTTCCTCTCGGATTTTCGCGAGCGCTGTTTTACCTCGCTCCATAAAGGTCTCAAAGAGATCATTCTTTTGACGGAGTAACCCTATAGCCTTCTCGTCAAGGCCGTTTAGTTTATCTTCAGTTTCAGCAAGGAACTTGTTTGCGTGAACAAGCTTGATCCGAAGAAGTTTAGTTCTTTCTAAGAAATATGCTTCGGTGCTCGTCTCTTCGCGAATCTTCTGAATCTTTGCTTCTATCGAGGCAACTTCTGTCCGGCGTTTTTCGATCATTCGACCGATTCGGCCCTCTCCCTCTCTTGCTTTCTGATTAAACTCAAGTTGAGCTTTCGCTTGCCGGGTGAGTTCTCTTAGACGAGTTTTTTCAGCGCCTGTAAGCTGAATCTGCTCCTCGGCGAGCTTCTCCAAGTCCGCCGTATAATCAGCGGCGGCGGCCTTCATCGCCTCTAGTCTGGTCTCTAGATCTTCCGATGTGTTGATGTATTCTTTGACAGCCTTGATCACTCCATAAACCGCTGTTCCTAGGATCAAGATCGGCCCCATCATAGAGACGAATCCAGCGCCAGCAGATCGGCTTGCGGTTGTCAGTGTTCCGAGACCTTCAGTCAAAAGACCGACTGAAGAAACGACGCCTCCAAGGGCTTGCATCATGATATTGGAACTCGACGATAAAGCCTGTCCGGTCTGGCTAATTTTGCCTCCCGCTGTCCCGACGTTATCCCCGACTTTTTTAAAAGAATCTCCAAGTGCGTCAAGCGTCTTTGTTGAAGTAGTAGAGGCAAAATCCCCCATCGATTCTGTCATAGTATCGAATCTTTGAGAGAGACTTTCACCCGCTTCTTTTGCCCTCTGCCCTAAAAGCTCCGCTTGCTTACTGATCTTATTGAGAGTGGTCTGAACCTCGCCGCCGCCTTCTAACTCGACGTGTATCTCGACTTTTCCTCCGTCAGCCATTACTCGCCTCCTCGTGTGCGCGCTGTCGAGCGCGAGCCTTCATCAGCTCGGTTTGAGTGTGGAGCTCCGTCCATAAATCTAGCACTGCGCAAGAAGGCTCGCGGTAAAAGTCTCGGAGGCTTCCCAGCCCTGCACAGTGCGCGCGATAGCTGGAGACCATTGGAGAGAGTCGGTTCATGTCGGCGATCGGGCAGCGCCTCACCCGCTGATCTCCCCACGACGGGTCGGAGTCTGGCGCGATCCGATAGGCCATAACATAGGCGCCCGCCTCGTCTCGCTTGAGCCAGGGGAGACCATCGCGGAAAGCTCCGCCGCAGTTGCCTCGCCTTCGTCTTAGTGTCGGATCGCTTTTGCATTGTTCACAGCTCCAACCGCGGGAACCAGCGTAAGCGATCCAGACGCTAGCCCCCGCCGCTATTTTCCCGCGGGAGGTAAAAGCGAGAGCGCCTGGATATGCGCCACAAGCTCTCCCATCAAAACCTGACGATGATGATCCGGACGAATCGAGTCGACGAGCTCCAGCGGGTCGCCGTCGTGCCCTTCGATGGAGACGAGACCAGCGCGCAACATCTCCCGATAAACGCGCGACAAGTAGCGGTTATACTCGCCAAGCGCTCGCCGCTCGTCTTCTGGGAGATCATGTTGCCAGCGCGCGCGCTCTTTCGGGTCGTCTGGTTGCTCTGTCCAGAGAATCCTCCCGAGCTCCGATCGAGAATAAGCGCCCGCCTCAACTTCCGCGTCTTCTCTAGCTTGAGGAGATAGCGCGCGAAGGGTGAATCGAGTCGCGCCTTCCGTCGAATCGAAGAGGCTCTCATCGCGCGTCGAGAGATACTCGATCTTAGCCTCTTCAGTCCCGATGACCGACGGATCAACGGTTGAGACGACTTCGACAGTTTGATCGGTGCTTGTGGAGAATATGAAGGCCATCTTAGAGACCAAGCCCGATCCGGAGAGGAGTTCCTCCCGCGTCACCGGTTCCCGCATCACCACCGAAGCGAGACGCCGCATAGGTGAGACTCTGCTGGACGATCTCTCCGTCGATCACTCGGATCTGTGGATCGACTGTCAGATAAGCGCCTGGCACGTTCAAAGCCATTCCCTGACCATCGCCGACTGGACCAGTCCCGACGAGGAGATCTCTCACGACCGCGTCGCGGAAGTCGTTGTTGATCGTCGTATTCGGAGAGTCGACGGTCAGCGAGACCTCTACGGTCTGATCACTGACTTCCATATCGCTCATGCCGATCAGCGATGAGCTCTGACCAACTGGGGTGAGAGTGTTAGTGATCGTCGCGCTGAACTCGGAGACGGAGAGAGCGATGCGCCCGTTCTCGTCGCCATTGTCGCCGCTGATATCGGTCCGCGAGGTCGAGGCCGCGTCGGAGAGGAGGACATAGCAGCTCCGGAAGTGAGGAGTCGCTCCGTCGGTCGTCACTGGCTCAACTGGACCAACCGCGCTCGCGTGGTCGTCTTCGATGTGAGCAGCTTGGAAGACGAAGTCACCCATGAGGCGCCCGCCGTCGATTGAGATTGAGAGGCTCTCCAGCTTGCACCCAAAAGCGAAGGAGCGGACGCCGACCCCGTCGACGCGGAAGGCGAGGCTATTCGCGACGGAGCCGCTATCAGTTCCCTTCGCTGTGTACCAAGTCTGGAGAAGACGAACGGTGTCCGATGTGGTGAGAGCGCGAGAGAAGGCGGGTGAGTAGCCGATGTTCCCAGTCCCGCTCGCGTTCTCGCTGGTGACGTGCGCATATTCGGCGCGACCGTTGATCTCTAGACCGATGAGGCCGCCGAGCTTGTAGCTCGCGAGAGTGGTCGGGGTGTAGCGGTTATCGCTCACCGCTGCGCTCACCGCGTCACTCTCCGCGCCTGGGATCGTGGTCGAGAATCCAGCGGAGAGCAGACGACCTAGAGCGGTTCCAGCGTAGTTCGCGCCAGTGCCGAGCGTCGTGAAGTCGCATCTCACGGTGACGGTTCCGGTTCTGCGCTGTTGTTTGGTTCCGGCGATGTATGTTGTATCAAGCTCCGGAGGGAGACCATGAGGACCGTCGCGCGCCTCTGTGCGCTCCGAGACAGGTGGCTCGCCTGGAACGACGATGGGATCGCGCTCGCAAGGGATCGAGATAAAGGAGAGACCAGAAGCGCTTGGAGCTCCAGTCGACGAGTCGAGCGACCCGAAAGAGCTCTCGACCGCAGCCGAGAGTGAGCGATGAGTGACAGCCATTTAAAACGCCTCCGAGAAGAGAAGGTCAAAGGGAACAATGAGAAGCAGCGCCGCTGGGTTTCCAGACTCATCAAGGAGCGGAGTGGTTGTCGCCTCTCCGGTGATCAGTGAGGTGATCCCAGTCGTCGCTAGACTATACGCGGGATCGCGCAAGGAGTTGACCAACTGTGAGCTATCCTCGCCGACGATGCGCTCCAGAAGGCCGACGTCTCGCGGGATATCATAGCGGACGCGGAGCTCGGCGGTGAGTCGCTTCCTTCCAGTGATCCCCGCTTGCCCATCGTCATGGGGGAAAGTCGTCGCGCGGAGCTCGAAGAGGCGGAGCGTATTCGGTCGACGATCTGTGAGCAGCTCTATCCCTGAAGCAGGATCTACACAGACAAAGCCTTGGCTCTCGTCGGTCTTCGGGATAAGCGCCTCAAGACGATTGACGAGGAAAGAGAAAGCGCTGGAGATTCCCTGGCTCATGACAGCTTCTTTCTGATTCGCGCGGCGATCGCGTCTGTGAGCTTGCGCTGGTCGGATGCAGAGAGACCGATAAAGGGCCGATCCTCATGAACATAATATCCATAGTTCTTCACAGCGGAAGAGAGACCGATCGTGAAGCTCGTCTTAGTCGAATCAGTCATAATCAGATTATTCATGAGAGCGCCGCTCAAGGTGAGGTCGACCTCTGCGGTTTGGTTTGATCCTCCCGATACTCGACGACGGCTCTTCTGCTTATACTCCTGATATCCACCCTCGAAGAACATCCCCTTCTTTGTCCTTCGACCTCCCTTGGGAGTAAGGCGCGCGCCTCTCTTCGAGACGTAGATCGGCTTTGTAGAATAGCCTTTGAAGGGTCGATCCTTCGTATCCTTTCCAGTATAGACGCGAGAGCGGACTAGAGCGATCGTGTCGAGCGCTGTGATCTGGCTGTCTCTCTCGGTCCAGATCTCTGGGATCTGAATTGAGATCGTAACTCGCGAGCCCATTAATGCTGCATCCCTCGCCAGCGAGGATACTCGATAGCGATATCCTTCTCTCGCTGTGTAGGCTGGACCGATGGAAGAGCGAAGGTCCCGCGCGCGTCGGAGACCTTGCCGCCCGCTCTGCGGAGATTGATCTCGTCGGAGTCGATCACTCCGTCGTCGTCGGTGTCGAGGGTGAGCTGCCTCATCGCCCTGGTGAAGAGCTCCATCCCTCGATTGTTCATCCGCTCCGCGATATCTAGTTGAGCGGTCATCTCATAGACGCGCGACGCGGAGAGATAGCGGTGAGCTTCAAGGAAAATGTGAGGATTGAAAATATCGTCCTCGGTCTGACTCTCAAGGAGATCGTCTCGAATGTAGAGGGTGAGCTCGTCGAGCGCCGCCGCGATCTGCTCCGAGAGATCTTGCTGACGACGCGGGATCATGTCGCCCAGTTGGGGCATCTTCGCGACGAGATCGGAGTGAGTTAATCCGGTGTCGAATGGTCGACGAACTACCTCGATCACGTTTCGCGCGAGGAGTGGTCGATCGGTTGGGCTCTCGTCGCTGGTATAAGCGACAGTCCAGTCGATCAGGCCGCGCGTCGCTGTATCCGCTGCGGGTATCGTGTACTCATAGCCCGCCCAGACGAGAGAGGCGTTCTCGGTGAGAGCGAGGCCTCTCGGAAGCAGATCAGCGAGGATCGCGGTTGCTCCGTCGATCCGATCAACCGTGACGAGGAAAAGGCCGTCCTCATCGGTGACGAGGAATGCGCGACCTGATCTGGCGCCGATTCGACCTGAAGCGTCAGCGCTCGCCGAGAGGGTAAGGGTTCGCCTATCTCCTCCGAGAGCGGTCACAGTGACCGACGAATGAACCGCTGTCATATCCGAAGCGGCGCGCGTCGTTCCGTTGGGGAGCGTATACTCTAGAGTCGGGATCGCGGCGAGGGGATAAGGCGACTCCCACTGGAAGATAAAATCCTTGTTTTGAGCTGCTTTAATCATCGGTCCGCCCTCGCCTTCTGGTTAGCCTGTCTCACGTCCGCGTCGGTTCCGCGTTCTAGGTTAGCCGCTTCGATCAGCTCTTCGGAGACCGGCGACCATGAGTGGCGGCAATTATACCCGCCCCCTCGCGTCAACACTGGCTCAAGCTGATAATTCCGCATCTCTCCGACCTGTGACGAGGTGTAGACCTTGCCCACGATTACCCGACAAAACGAGCGAGTGATCCCGTCGAGCGGACCAGTATAAAGATAGTGGTTCAGTCCAGCTTCTTCGGCGGCGACAGCGGTGAGCTCACGACCATAACTGGTGATTCTGGTCCTTGCTTCTGTGATCTGACGACCCTCCGCTGATCGGAGAGCAGCATCGAGCCCGCTGATAATATCAGAGGGTTCCATAGTAAAAGCGGCGCTTGAGAGCGCGTCTCTGACCGAGCGCTGAACATCGGGCAAAATGACATCATCGTAAATCCCCGAGATTGTCTGGTCAGCTAGGGCCTGTCCGACGCCTCCGATTTCGGAGACCGAGAAGCCATCTTCAGACGCTAGGAGGAGCTCCTCGACATTCGCGAGGGTCTCTCTCTCCGCGTCAGTGATCTGCATGATGGATGAGGCTAGGCCATTGTCTAGGATCCAAGCGTTCATCTCACCACGGCGCATCCGGCGGAGCTCATCGAGCCCACCGCGCGCGGCTGCTGCCTTTACTGCGTTCACGATTTCAGCCTTGCTTCTTCGGAGCGCTCGACGGAGATCCCGATCGAGCTTCGCCTCAAGCTGCAATTGCGCCTTAGACGCGCGGAGCACCTGAAGCAATCGAGCGTCCGTGGCCCGCTTAATCTGGCGGGTCAGGTCGTCGATCGCTTTCGCGTCCGCGTCCTCTGCAAGGTGAATATGTGAAGAGCAGTGAAGACAGCGCATCAAGACCTCTTAGGTGAGGCAGTTAGTCAGGAGACGACCGCGAGCGGCGTCGACCTTCTTGAAGAGCTGAACGTGCTCACCCCAGACATGACGACGAACGAGATCAAGCGAGTCGTACTGACCAGCCTGGAGCCCCTTATACATCATGTTGAGCGCCGCGACTGGCATCGCCTTGACGCCGCCGCTCTTCTGTGCGACAGCGTCGGAGCCGCGCATGATATAGAGGCCGATCGTCTCACTGTCCCAGATATTCGCCTCGCTTGAGGTCGCGCCTGGGATCGCGGTCTCGCGTCGAGCGCTCCCGACATAGACGTTCGGGATATTGAGGACGCTTCGGAGGACCTCAATCACTGCGTCATTGGCGAGAATACGATTTCCGCTGGCGATCCCGTTGGTAGCATCGCCAACGAAGGAGCGGATCTCTGGGTTCCGAGCGAGAGCGCGGAACACGTCATAGCCTAGAATCAGAGTATCCCCGACAATCCCGTGATTAGCAGCGCGAAGCGTGTCGAGCTGCTCGTGAAGGAAGGTCAAGGGCTCCGCTCCAGCGGCGTCGAACTTGGTCCCTGGAGTCGTATTATTTGTGAACTCTGCGGTTGAGAAGAGCAGATCAGCACAGCGCTTCTCTTGAGCAAGGAGGAGAGCGCGGCGGACCTTGCGCGCGCTCCGCTCTTCCTCGGAGCCTGGATACTGCGAATCCTCGATATCCTCCATCGCGATGCTGTCCTCAAAGCTGTGGATCTCCGCTTTGAAGGTGAGGCTTGAGCGATTGAAGGAGGAGAGACTCTGACGGCTTGCGCCTGGCGCGCGGCGCGAATCAGCCTCTGGAGCACCCATGAAAGAGCGGGTCTCCTCGACGAGAAGGGTTCCGCTGCGCTCTGGGACGTCAACTTGCTCCATCACGCGACCAGCGATGAGCTGGCTATCGCTTGGGATCGCCTCGGCGACGATGTTTGTGAGGATCTGATCGACTGGATGGAGATTGCTATAGCTAGGGCGTGCCATTTAAAGGGCCTCCTTAAGCGAACTGGCTAGCGCCGGTGAAGATCACTTCGATCTCATCACCGTCAGCGTAAGCTGTGACGTTTTGGTTGTAGATAACGCGCGCGACCGCGTACTCGGTGCCTCCACCATTCGCCCAAGGGATGAGGTGAGCGGTTCCAGTCTCGACCATGAGGAGAGAGTCGGTCCCTGCCTCGATCGCGTCGCCTGCGATAGCCTTGGTGCGACCGAAGATCACGACCTCGACGGCATCGCCAGTGGAGGCGCTGCGCTGTGCGATCCCGTCTGCCTGCTCTCCGGTGGTTCCGTCAGCAAGTGCAGCTTTCCCGTCGACATTGATGACGACAGCCTGAAGAGCGGTGATCGCTTCAGCGGCGATCAGAGTGATAACATCAGAGTTTGAGAGACGGCTCATCTTTAGCCCTCCATAGCAGCGAGGAAGAACTCGCGGTCAGTAGTACGAATCAGATTGAGCGCTTCGCTAAAGCTGACGCTCTTCTCGGAGGCGAGAAGCTTCGCGCGCTCGGCGAGGGTCTCGCGGTTGATCTGCTCACCGCTGGCGCCGTGACCGACCTCGCGGAGAGAGACGACGGAACCAGCCTTGCGCTCGCAGAACATCGCCCAGAAAGCCTCGTCTCCGCTCTGCGCTTGGTTCCATGCCTTCTCGGCGAGTGCGACCTCGGCGGGGGAGATCCGACCGGAGCGGACGAGCTCGTCGACGGCGCCCTTACGCTTCACGCTCTGGTTCTCCTCACGAAGAGCGGTGAGCTGCTCACGGAGAGTAGAGACCTCGGCGAGGAGGAGAGCGGAGCCCTCGTTCATGGAGTAGCTCTTCTTCTCCATCATCTTCTCCTCATCCTCATCCTCGGCAAGGTCTTTCTTGTCCTCGTCCTCGGTCATCTCTTTCTTGTCCTCATCCTCGGCGAGATTCTTCTCGTCTTCGGTGAGGTTCTTCTCCATCTCGGCGACCATCGCCATCTTTTGAAGCAAGAGATCGACAAGATCCTCATGCTCCATCTTCAGTAGGTTCTCACGGGTCTCCATGAGGTTTGCCTCCTCTGTGAGTAAAACACGATCAACCGAGCTCGCTGTCTGCTGCGGTCGGGGGGTAAGAGTGACGGCGAGAAGTTGGGCGCCTCCGGTCGGAGCTCCGCTTTCTCTCGCGTAGACTTCGCCCATGACGAACTCTGGAGACGACCAGAGTGAGCCTTGAGCTTCAGCGACTGTTTTTAGTCCGCGCTCGTTGTACGCGGGAACGGCGATCAAACACTGACCATCTTCCGAGAGGCGAAGGTCGACGATCTCGCCGAGCGCTCCTCCAGTCTCTGGGGTGTTTGATCCCCCCAGAGAGGGAGAGCTCTGGTGATTCCAGTCGATGATAACTGGGTCACTGGCGCGGCGCGCCTGGTAGACACGAACGATCTCCGCGAGCATTGAAGGCGTAACTTCGGCGATAGTCTCACCGCTCATCCGAGAGGCGACGGTGCCAGCGCGAAGCGTCACGAATGGTCGCCCTAGTTGCTGGCCATCTTCGACGACGACGGTGATGCCGTCGAGGTCGATCTCCTCCGCTTCGGAGAAAGTGAAGGCTCTCTCTGTTAACTTCTGCTCATCGGCTGCGTTCATCTGTCCGACTACCTTTCTCGCCCAAGCAAAGCCCGCGTCGCCGCCCCAACCGTTCCAGGCTTGCCAGCCTTTACCTCGCTCGTCCCAAGTCTCGCCCTTCTTATCGATCTCGTGTCGCGTGAAGTACGCGAGCATGCGACGGACGGTCTCTGGAGAGAGCTCGACGCCGTTCTTGAGATCGCGAGCTCGCGCGATGCCGACCGCTGTCATCCCTCGCTGTGACTCCGGTTTCTCCGCGCGTACCTCCAAGGCGCGCGCCGCTGCTTCTTGAGCACCCTTTGGAGGCGTGAAGTCGATGTGGTCGTATTTCTTGGGGAGCTCCGCCAGCTTCTCGCTCGCCTCTTTCGTCCTGTGTTGAGGATGCTCTTTAGGGAGGAGATCGAGATCGGTGTCATATGCCTCTTTTCGCTGTCCAGTCCCGACGAGCTTTAGGAACGCCTTGACGCGCGCGAGCGCCCACTGATCGCGAGAGGAGACCGACGGACGGTGAGAG